TAGATTATTTAAGTTTTACATTATCGGTTTAGTAGAATTCAAAATTTACATATCTCTCAAACTAGTTTGAGTTCTTCACGTTTTTCTTTTGAGTTTAGTAGAATTCAAAATTTACATATCTCTCAAACATATATATGTGAGTTAATTAAAACTTACAGTTTAGTAGAATTCAAAATTTACATATCTCTCAAACGAAGGGATAACACGTCCCATATAAGAGTAAGTATGTGTTACATCATCATACTGAAATAGAGACACTTTCTTTTACTTCCGTTTCTTTTATGTAGTCTAAATATAATAGTGGATTATCTTCCTTAAATTTTTTACTGTCAAACGACTGTCTAATATAAGGTTTTTTCTTAACAACTTTAAACTCTCCTACTTCATACTTTTCAGTATTCATCAGTAAGAATTGTTCTTTAATTTCTGATTCTAATAGTTTAAGTTCTAATTTTACTTCTTGATATTTTTTGAGTAACTGTTCCATACTTTGCTTAACTCCTCTACAGTAAAGTCTTCGATTTTTTCTTTTTTAGATGTTTTTAACCATGTATTTAATTTAGCTTCACCTAACGCTTCTGATATTTTTTTGATCAGTTCTTCTTTGGATTCTTTCTTAACTGGTTTATCTAAATCTTGACTATCTAATTCATCTTCATCTTCTTCAATCTCTAATGCATTCATGTATAAGTAACGTTTAGAATACGTATTAATCGCTCCGATATTTTGCATAGTTGGATTGTCTAACTTCTGCACAGGTATTTTATAGCTTAAATAATCTCCAGTAGATATATCTGTGATGATCAGTTCTGCATAGTCTTTTGTTAAATTGTATTGACTATATAATCCATTTTTGTGAAATATTTCATTAACAGTTGGCAAAATATCTTTTAACACAAAATATTTAAAGTTTTGGAATTTATTATAACCACTTTTCTTAAGTGTTTTTGACTGCCAGTCTAGTCTAGATTTTTGCAATTTTTTCATAGCACTATTAATTTTAATTTCTACTGGTTCGTATTGACTTAAATCTTCCTCAGTCACAGTTGTTTCAAATGTAATTCCATCATCTAATATTTCAATTTTAGAAAGCATATTTTCCTTATTTAAAAGTGTTGTTAATCTTTCTTCTGTAATTATTCTATTCATTTAATAATCTCCTTAATTTTTACGTTATAATTTATTCCTGTTCTTGTTCTTATTCTTTTAGCAAACTTACACATATTTAAACCAAACGCTGTTTGAGTTGGTACATCAACATTGTTGTTTACACAAAAGTTTACAAAACTGTTGTAACAATCAGTAGCGTTAGTTGTGTAATTACTATCTATTTCAAAAACTTCATCAAACAAGAATAAATCTTGTAAGTTAGTACTGTAAAACTCATATATATCTTTCGCTTCTTTATAACTAAAACCAATATCTTTAATATTTTTAATAGTCTTTGCGAACTCATAAATTTGCTCGTTCATTTTTTCTATACCTTACGTATTCTTCTAATACTTCTAATTCTTCATCTTCTGACAATTCAAAGTAAGCTTTATTTACCCCGTTATCTTCGTATGTATATGTATCGTGAAAATGTGCTATATCACCAAAGATATATCCTCTCTCATCATAAAGATATTTTAATTCATTTAAAACTATTTCTTTATTCTCCATAAACTAACATTCCTAACTTATTTATTACATCTTTTACTACCTCTTCTGGTACTTCAGCACCATCTAGCACGATGCATTTTATATTTTTATCATTAACTATATCTTTCTCTTGATCTGTTAATAAATCATTTAACTTATCAAACACAGCTATTTCTTCAGAACGCTTTTCACTAGCTTTAAGTCCCTCTAAATCGTTTAACCAAAACTCACAATATCTGATTATTTTCTTGATATCGTCCTGCGGTTCATCATGTTTCTTATTTGCTCTAATTCCATATTTCAAGACATTAGCTTGACACACACTGCCAAAATCTTCTACTACCTCTTGAATTAAATCTATTGTTTCAAAATTTCCTATCATGTAATGATTAGGATTAATATTATCTTTTGTCACTTGCTTTTTCCTCCTGTTTGTGTTATTTTAAAGTTGTAAATTTATGTAAGTAGTCGTTGTTTTAAACGGCTATTTTTTTATTATTTATTGCCACTGCTGCCATATCCACCAGTTCTTTCTTGTGACAGAATTTCAATATTGTCAATAGGTAAGAACTGCATAAATATTCCTTGACCTATTCTTGTGTGTTTTTCAATGATTACTTCTTTATCGGTGATATTATCATATAGAAAAGTGATATGCCCCTCGTTACTCTTATTGTTGTAAAATCCTTTATCAATAACAGCAACACCATTACTCATTCGCAGTCCGTATTTCTTTGCCATACTAGATCTAGCGAATAACAGAAGTACTTTACCATCATTCATATAAGCTTTAACTCCAGTAGGAATTAAGTTGTTAATTGTTCCTGGTCTTAAAACCACTCTTTCTGCTGTGTAGAAATCAGCACCGCCATCACCAACATTTGCAATTACAGGTAATTTTCCATCATATCCTTTTACAAGTTCAAATCCTCTCATTTTATTCTCCTTTCATATCTTCATCTTCATCTTCATCAAGATCTGGAAATGCATATTCGCTACGTTCATCAAATTGAACGAATATCATCATTAGAACACACAACAACATTCCTAATATTCTTGTAAATTCAATGCTTGTCATTATTGTCATACAAATAGCTATTGTTGTTAATACAAGATATAGTGTGTTTAGTTTTCTTCTCTTTAAGTTATTCATTTCTTAAGCTCCTTTCTTAAGTCGTTTTTCACGTTTGTTTACCGACCTTTTGGCATTAATATAATTGTAAATTCTAACTTTGTTGTAAGTTTCGTTAGTTGCAAGAGTACCTTGAATATATAAATAATTATCTTCCAAACTTTCAATCTCTATTAACCAATCATTAAATGTTTTATGTGAACCTTCCATTTTTAAAAATATTTTTAAATCAGGTCTTTCAACCCAATCATCGGGATTTTCTAATTTATCTTTCCAAGCATCGTGCATTTTAATCACCTACCTTTAATTTATTTAAATCGATGTCTAATACCTTTGCTATCTTAACAGCATTATCTAATGTAGGACTAAATGTTTTACCATTAAACATTGAATACAATGTTTGTTCAAAAATTCCAGTTTCTTTCGATAACCTGTAAATTGACATCCCTTTATTTTCTAATTGCTGTTTAGCAACTACGTAAAATGCTTTCATATTTTTTTGACCTTTCTTTACTTTAATGTTATAATATATTTGAGTATTTCCGGGAAATCTAAACCTTCTACTTCTTATTTTTCTAGGGAATACATTTCTAAAAGAACGGAGGTGAATTGTATATGGCAAATAAAAAACAAACATCTAAAAGTGTTGCCACTAAAGCTAGTAAAATCTTACGTGACGGTAGATCAAGTAAAATTTCTAAATCAGTAGCAGGTAGTGCTTTATCACAAACTAAGACGTCTAAGAAGAAATAACTTTTAAATTCTTAGGTATAATTAGTTGTATGTAATCCAAATTTACATATTTAATAGTCGATTTATCAAAGGTTAACTTCACAAAACTACTTGATACTTCGGCTATTTCTTTTGGAATGTCATTAGATAAAACACAATCTTCAAAATAAGTATCATCTAGAAATATTATCTTCTTTATTTCCATTCTTAGTCCTCCTTTCACCTCTCTTGAAATAAGGGAGGATTTTTAGTTTGTTTGAAAAGAATTTATTTGTTCTTTTTCGGGAACGTCTTCTGTAAAAAAAATAGATAAATTATTTTCAGTATAACCTAGAATTTTTATCATTTTTAAAAATTCATCTACACCAATGTCAATTATACCTAATTCTCTTTTAGCATAGGGAGTTCTTGAATTCCACCCCATTTCAGTAGCCATTTCCTCTTGAGATAATCCTTTGGCAACTCTTTCTGCTTTTAATCTTTTAATATCTAATCTCATGATAGCTCCTTTCTTTTATTCGTTCTCTTTCGAGTACAAAATAATAATAACATCGTTGTTCTTTTTTGTCAACACTTTCCGCAAAAAAATATAAAAAATGTTTTTTAAAAATAATTCTTGTATTCAAACGGGAACAATGTTATAATATAATTATTAATAGGAGGTGATTTAAATGAACACTAATAGTGAAGTAGTAGAATTAGTTAAAAAATTGACAGCAGAACAAAATATGTCTATGAGCGAATTGGCTCGTCGAGTAGGGATAGCTAAATCTGCTATATCAAGATATTTTAATGGTATTACATCATATTTAGGCATTATTATAGAAACTTCATGTCCCAATTCCTGCATTTTTTTAGGCAATGCACCAAGAACATCGGCTAATCCACCAGATTTATAAAACGGAGCCACTTCAGATGCCAAATATACAATTTTCAAATTAATCACTCCTTATTAAAAAAATTTCTTATATTAAACAATTAGATTACCATTTAATAGTTTCTCCTGGTTCTATTAATCTATTGTCATCATGTACTTTTACTCCAGCAAAAATTCTTACATTTTTACCAACAATTGATCCATCAGGTATAACTACACCTTTTCCAATAACTGTAATTCCTGAAGATAATAAATCTGGACGTTCCTTATTTGGAATATTTGCATTTCCATTTCCAATAAATGAATTTTTACCAATGTATGTTTTTTTATCAGTAATAACTGTGTCAAGATGAGAATTTTCATCTACATAAGTTCCAGAA